GGTTGCCCGCGTCCGTCGCAAGTACGACATTGGAAGCCTTAGCCCCGTTCAGCCCGTCAATCTGAAGACCTGGAGCGAGGACGAGGAAGCGGAATTGAAGCGGCTTTGGCCCTCCGGTCTGTCCTGCTTCCTTATCGGTCAACAGATCGGACGCAGCGAAGGTCAGGTCGGTTCCAAGGCCAAGCGCATGGGTCTGCCTCCCAAGGGCGTCCCGAAGGTTCGGAAAGCGGCTGATCGGACGTATGATACCGTAGCCGCCGCAGCGAAGGCCAGAGCAGGCACTACGATGAAGCCGCGACCGAAGGCAGGACCGAAAGAGGATTCCAACGTCATTCCGTTGACCGCCCGTCCTTGGCTGACGCGCGAACGAGGCGAGTGTTCCTACCCATACGGCCCGCGTGGTGAGATTCATTCGTGCTGCTTGCCCGTCTGGAATGACACGAATCAGTGCGAGAGCCATTACGCGCTCTGCCATGACCTTGACCGCCAAAAGAGGCGCGCGTGAACCCGCTGGAGCGGCTAGGACTAGAGGTTGTCGCCTTTACGCTTCTAGGCTCCCGCATGGAATCGGCCCTACTCTGCGCCTTGCTGGACGTTCGCGGGCGAGTGGCGAGCTATGATGTTCTCGGGCGGGCGCGGAAATGGCGCATGGTAGAGGGCGACTTGCCGAGCCGGAACGCGATCAAGGTCCGCATCTGTCTTCTGCGTTCCAAGTTGGAGGACGTGGGAATCGGTCCCGATCTTATCGTTACGCATGAACGTCAAGGCTACGCCATCCCCGAACCTGGCCGAACCGCAATCCTCAACCGACTGATAGAGGAAGCAGGATCATGACCCATCACTATTGGAAGCCTCGCGTCTCAACCCCAAAGGACGCTCCGAAAGACTGGCGCTCACCATTAGATGAGGAAGCGTCTCAACGGGAAAGGGACAGGCTGTTTGTTCGGGCTTTGGCGGCTGCGTTTCAGCGGGGCGATCATGTTCCGTCAGGCCAGCCGATTGAACTTCGGCTCATCGGATGAGAGAGGAAATCATCGGGGATTGCCGCCTGATTTTGGGCGACTGCCGAGACATTCTGCCGACGCTTGGGCCTGTTGATGCTGTTGTGACTGATCCGCCGTATGGGATCGGTTCATGGTCCAGCACTGGCGGAAACTCGCTCTCTGCCGCTGAGGCCAAGAAGGCAAACGAATGGGATGTTGCGCCTGACGCGGAGGTTTTCGACGCGCTGCGGTCAATGTCGAAAGAGCAAATCTTTTGGGGCGGTAACTACTTCATCTCGCTCTTGGGTAACTGCCGCTCTCCGCTGATATGGGACAAGAAAAACCGAGGCATGCACTACGCCGATGGTGAGTTTGCGTGGACTAGTCTCAAGACGGGAACCCTCCGCATTTTCGAGATGCCCATTCAAGGAACAGAAGTCAGGCAAGACGGGCGCGAACACCCGACCCAAAAGCCCGTAGCCGTGATGGAGTGGTGTCTAGGGTTTGTTCCGAAGGCTGAAACCATCCTCGACCCCTTCCTTGGGTCTGGAACGACCGGCGTTGCCTGTATCCGGCGCGAACGCTCTTTCATCGGAATCGAACGGGAGGAAACCTATTTCGACATCGCCTGCCGCCGTATTGAAGCCGCTTACCGTCAGCCCCGCCTATTCGCTGAACCAGTAGCGAAACCGATCCAGGAACAGCTATTCGGGTAACAAAAAGGCCCGGCGTGGAGCGAATCCAGCCGGGCCAATGTCTTTACGACTGGTGAAAGGGAATAACCCCAGCCGCCAGCTTTTGTACCGCCTTGCTTTCGATGCCGCAATGAGTGAAAGTGGGTGGGTGGGAGAGACGCATCTGGCGGTCCGTCTCGATCCCACCCTGCCACCGGCTTTAGGGAGCCAATGACCATGCAGAATATACGTTTAGAGCCGCGCGGGCGCAAGCGCCGGAGAGGGCTTAGCGCCAAGAAGCGTTTTCGCGTCCTGAACCGCGACAACTTTACGTGCCGGTACTGCGGTCAATCCGCTCCGTCTGTAGTCCTTCACGTTGATCACATAACTCCTGTTTGTTTCGGAGGCGATAACGATGAGGACAATCTCGTTGCTGCCTGTCAGGACTGCAACGCGGGCAAGTCAACCGAAGACATTATAAATCAGCAAGAGCAGCACCAGCAGACTCTTTATTCGCTTTTGTGGCCCTATCTGACATGGCCCAAAGAAGAGCAGAACGCCGCTATATCGGCAATTTCCCGCGCTTATGCCTGCGGATACGAAGCCTCCGACCTAGACGAGATCGGACGAGTAGCCGAGTGCTACGACGACGTTTCTGTCATCCTGGACTGGCTGTCAAAACAAGGGCTTGAAGAGTGAGTTGGGGCGCGCTCGCGTGGGCGTCAAAAACGCGCGTCGAAAGGGCCAGCGAAAAGCTAATCCTTATTGCTCTCTGTGACCGCCACAACGATGAAACAGGGTTTGCCTACCCGTCCATAAATTGGCTTTGTGAGTTCAGTAGCCTGAACAGAAAAACGGTTATCTCTGCGCTCGACAGGCTTGAGGCTTGCGGCCTTATAGCCGACTCTGGACGGCGCGTTGGCTCTACCCGTCAGGTTAAGGTCTACACAATCAACGTTGGTAAAGAGTCCCAAAACCGGAACGGTTCCGAAAACGGACGAGAAGAGTACCGAAAACGGGACACGGAACCTGTCTCTAACCCTTCCTCAGAAGCTAAAGCTTCTTCGGAGTCATTCAAACCAGCCGAGTTTGAGGAGTTCTGGAAGGTCTACCCCCACAAACGGGCCAAGGGCGCAGCCCGAAAAGCCTACGCAAAAGCTCGAAAGGCCACAGATCATGCAACGCTTGTCGCCGCTGTCTCTGCTCAAATCAGTTGGGGCGTCTGGGCAGACCCCGAATATAGCCCCCACGCCGCAACGTGGCTTAACGCCGAACGATGGAACGACGAGCGCGGGCAACCTCGCAACGGTTCGGGCCAAGCTGGAAAGCCAAGCGCCGGAGGACACCGACAGAAACCTGCTTCAATGGTTGACGTGCTCCTTGCAAATCGTGCCGCAGCCGCAAATCAGCCTGACGTATCCGACGACGGGTGGATACCAACGGAAAGTGACGGGGTTTTTGTTCGAGGGCCTAACGGCGGACAACCGTTCTGAGGCTCGCAAGGCAGTCCAGAGCGCTATGACGCCAGCGGCCTACGAACGATGCGAGGAGCACGTTTCAACGCTCCACGCGGTTACGGCTCACCGGCAGGACAGTGACGATTCGTTGCGGTTGATCCTTCGCCTCTACAGCGATTGCCTAGCCCGCTATCCGGCTGACGTGGCTAAGGCCGTGGTTGAGCGGTTTATCTACCGGTCCGACAAGCCCAACTTTTTCCCCACGCTATCCGAACTGAACGACGCCTGTGAGCGGGCCACGGCGCAGCGTCAGCAACTTTTACAGGCCCTCTAACCAGCCCGACCCTTTCAAATTTGGTCGCGGCGAAACGAAACGGGAGAGACGAAAATGAGAGAGCGGACAGTTAGGCGCTATTATTGCGACCACTGCAAAAAGGCTGGCGGGTCGCGCTTCCACATGGAAAGCCACGAAAAGCACTGCACGAAGAACCCAGACCGATCCTGTCGTATGTGCGACCAGCTAGGCGAGTGCGTGACGCCCGTTCCAGTGATGCACGACGCCATGAGGGCCAACGGCATGGCCGGTCTGCGTGAAGCCTCTAACAGATGCCCCGCCTGTATGTTGACGGCGGTTAGGCTATTTCCGATGGTCTACCCAGAGCCGTGGCCTGCGAAGATGACTGACGCGGAGGAGTCGGCCTACCTGATGCAGAGCGACGCGACCGCGCTGGATTACAAGGCTGAATGTGCCCGCTTTTGGAACGACCTGCCAAGGGATGATCCGGGCTATTAGCCTCGTCCACGGTGGGTATTTCGCGCAGCGAAATGAATCCAATACCTTTCAAAAGGTCCAGGATATGAGAATGGGAGAGAGACGATGAGGTTTCCTTTGATTACCAAACTGAACGAGGATCAGCGGCGCGTAGCCAAAAACGCCGTGATGGTCGCTCTGGAGGAAGGCCCCTTCCCCATGACCTACAGGCACCTGTCTGGCGTGGCGCGAAGGGCAGCCGAGGGCTTTTGCCCTGAACTGAAGGGCCGCGCAACGGACGCGGACAGGATGGCTGACCAGGTTCTACAGGCAGAACGACGTGCCGGAAGGATCATCCAGAAAGGGCGCGGCTTTTGGTGGCCCGCTGACTAAAAAACCCCTCCACCATTAGACAGAAGACCGGGAAGAAAGAGGCAAAGAAAGTGGTTGACCAATGCGTTTAGGGGAGTATGGTTGACCTAACAAAAGGGAGAAACGCCATGCGTAAACAGATCGCCGCCTTCGAGTTCCGCAACGGCGGGTTCGGCATGAACCGTGGCAGCATTGCCCGCGTCGATGGCGGTTACGTCGTCAATCACGGCGTTGGCGCTGATGGCGCTTTCTACGCCCGCGCCTCGGAGGCCAAGAAGGCTTACCGCGAAACGCTGGCCGAACGGGCTACGCAGCGCGACTTTAGCCCCCTGAACCGCTTCGGTGACCGCGTTCTGGCGTGGGGCGCATGAACCAGAAGCGAACCCCGATTATCGCCGTCCGTCCACGCCGAGGCTCAGACCTTGAGCGCATACAGACGGAACTCAAGAACAACATGGCGGACAAGCTCCATGAATGGGCCTTCGCTGCTTCTAACAATAGGGAGACGAAGGCCGATGATTGACCCTGAAAACATCGAGGAAGTCATTGACGCTATGGAAGCGTTCATGGAATCGGCGGGTGATGATCCTGTTGTGGAAATCCGCGTCAGCCGGATCAACGCGTGGACCATTAAGTTAGCCGAGGCTATCGCCAATGGCTGACCCCTTCACTTCCGCAAGCGCAACATACATCGCAGCCCAACGGACGAACCAGGGAGGCGGAAAGGGTTGGAGTTTTGAGCCCGCCAAGCCCCGTTCTGAAACACCTGTCTGGATGGTTCTGTTTATTGCTGTGGCTGTTCCGGCTGTAGCTTTGTCTCTGTGGGTTATGTCGTGAGAGCAGCAGCACCAATAGACGGACAACTGGAAATGGAGATTTAGCCATGAGTGATGGGTGCATTACGGCTGCTGACGCAGCCTCCATACCGGCCGGTGATGTTGCGGCTACCGTCGCTCACCTTCGGGCAATCCTCGACCCGAAAACCCGACCCGCTGACCCCAAGATCGAGGCGATCTCGCCGGGTCACCTGAAGCACGCCGAGACGGTTCGCTGCGCTGACGGGTTCAGCATGTCGGTGCAGGCCAGCCGCTTCCACTACTGCTCGCCGCGCGAGAGCCACGGCGGATGGTACGAGGTCGAGGTGGGCTTTCCGAGCGCCAAGGTCGAGGCGTTCATGCCCTACATCGACGGTTCTGACGTTGACCCCACCGAGACGGTCTACGGCTACGTTCCGCTTGAGATCGTCGCGCAGGCCGTGATCGACCACGGCGGCATCAAGGCTACCGCTGCAAGCTCGGTGGGTACGGCGGAAGCCGTGAACCCTGACCCCCTATCCGACAAGCTGGGGGCTGCGTGATGGCGAACGTCATTCTTGCTGCTGTCGGCACCCTGCTGCTCGCGGTGTCGCCGCTGGTTACTTCCTCGGTCAGCGAGGGCCATGCGCGGGTGGGCCGGTATCTGCTCAACGGCTTGGGCGCGATCTGCCTTTTCGGGGCGTGGTCATGACCAGCCCGTCTCTCACCGCCCTACAGGTAGAAAAGGAGTTCGCCATGCCTGAAGATCAGGGTGCAGTCGCGCAAGACGCGCTCCTACCTACCGAGGGTCAGGATGCGGCTGCTGTAGCTGAACGGCCTGCCGGTCATTGTGTCGATGAGGACGCGTGGACGAGGTTTGTGGCTCGCTACGGCCATCAGGATCGCACTGAGCTTGGCATGGGCCACATGACGGACTTCGAGCTTGCGAACGCGCAGTTCATGGCGGACCGCAACAGCCTCGACCTGATCGTATTCCAGACCGCTGCGAAGGACCGCATCCGCTGGCTCTCGATCCAGTTGGCCAACGCCCTCGCCCACCAAGCCCCCGTCAGTCCCGCTGAACAGGTGGAGACGGACTGGATCGAGTGGGCTGGCGGGGAGAATCCGGTTCCAGGGAAGGAGGTTCGCGTCCGACTGAGAGACGACACTGAAAACGAGGGATGGTCGGAAACCTACGCGTGGGCATGGTTCGCGCCGAACAGCGACTGGGAAGAAGACATCATCGCCTACCGCGTCCTTCCCACTCCTCCTGCGGAAGGGGCGGGACGATGAGCGATCCAACGCCCGAGCAAATCGAAATGGTCGCTGACCTGATCGAAAAGCACACCTACGTCATGTCGAAGCACAGCCCATCGCTTGCCCGCGTCGCTGGCCTGAACTCTTGCGCGACCGCCATCCTCCGCGCCCTCTCAGCAGTCCCTGATGATGGTTTTAGCGCACTCCCGGCTTCGCCGTCCGTCCCCACCGGAGACGCGGAGGGGGCTGTTCTCGCCCGGATGGTTGATCGTTTCCTGACGTGGCGTCTGCCCGCGAACTTCAATCCAGATGGCGGGGTCCACTTCGACAAGGAACGGCTGCACCCACAGCACTGGCCGAGCGGGACAAACCTGCTCGATCACACGCAGGCAACCGAAATGGTGCGGCACATGCTCGGAGGAAACGACTGATGGGTATCTCCGAGGCGCTGGCCCTTGAGGTGGCTGAAACATGGGAAACGATGGCCGAAATGGAGGCCGCACCGAAACCGGGACGCCGTGAAACCCTCCGGGAATGCGCCGACATGCTTCGGATGCTGGCCAGCAGAGCCACCCCCGCCACCCCCGCTGGGAGCAAATAGATGGGCGAGCCTTATACTCCGAAAGGTGAACACGGTTTCAGGAGCGCGATCGAATCCGAGGCTGCGCTGGCTGGCGTCCGTCAGTGGCGAGCCGATGCCATCGCGGCGGGCTGGACGCATGAGCCGACCTACGGCGAGAGCGAAAGCGAAGACCGGGCGATGCGCCTGCATGGTCCGCGCGGCTGGACCGCTCAGACGCTCGCCCGACCCCATGAGAGGGGAGGGGCCACCGCCATGATCTACGTGTGGGGGCCTGACGGCCTCGCCGTGGACGTGCCGCCGTTCTTCGACGAACAGGCGCTAGAAGCGGCCACGCGGCTGTGCAGCCGTTGCGAAGCGTCCGACGTGGAGACGCAGCGGGTTGGCTTCGCGGGTCGCGTCTGCGCCGCCTGCATCACTGATGCCCGCAAGGAAGTGGAGCGCCCCGGATGGACAAGCTGATGAACACCACCACAGAACGAGCCCCGGCCCTCGGTCTGACCACGCCGCTCACGTTCGGCAAGTACCAGGGGCTCACCGTCGAGTCGGTGGCGAAGTTTGACCCGGCCTATCTGCTCTGGATCAAGCAAAACGTCACCCGCCTTGAGTGGGCCGACGACGCCTTGGCCTACGCGAAAAAGGCGTGGTCGCGCGACTACCGGCAGAAGATGGACCGGCAGAACGCTTGGGCGTGGGGCTTTGGTCGCGATGCCCGAGACGCCCGCGACCGCCAGACCATGAAGCGCCTTCGTATCGAGATCGAAGAAAATGCCAGACACCGGAGGCAGCATGACTAGCACTGCAAACTCAGTGGGTACGGCGCGTAGCGACGTGAACCAAGCCCATCCCGCCCCAGAGCCAGTAGACCGGGCGAAGCTGGAACTGGCGTTGATCGCCTATCGTAATCGCATGGTCTCGCTCGATGTGGCCGTCAACACCATCCTTTCCCTTCAGTCTGGAGAGCGGTCATGAGCCAGGATCATCAGGGTTCATCGGCGAAGACGCCGATCCCCACCGAGATTGTTGCACGGCTGGAGGCTGCTTCCGTGGGCAGTCGGGAGATTGACGGTCTGCTGGCCCGTCACTTCTGCTGGCATCGCGTTGAGCCCCGCCATATGCGAGGGAGCGCGGGCGGCTGGATCGCACCAGAAGACTTCATCGGCCTCAACGGTGACGGCTCTCCGAAACTGGATGGCCTCCACGGAACCAGCATTTACCGCGATCCGCCGCGCCTGACCCAAAGCATAGACGCCGCTCTGGCTTTGGCTGATCGTGTTCTGCCGGGCGGGTACTGGCGCGTTCATCGTCTGCCGCCGCTGGAGGCCGTGTACGCGCCCTATTGGGCCACGTTCGGCCCTGCTGGAGGGCAGGAGGCCGCGACGGGAAACACCGCTCCGCTGGCCCTCTGCATCGCCATTTTGAAGGCCAGAACAGCCGCTGAAGCTGATGCGGTGGGTAGGAGCGAAGCGACTGCACAAAACACTACGGCTAATAGTGAAGGAGGGGAGTGATGGGCGAACCGACGAACAAGCCCTTCGCTCAGATGACGCGCGCAGAGTTGCTGGTGGAACGCGATCACTGGCAGCGCACCCATGACCAGAGCGCGTCCGAGGCCGCTCGGCGGGAAGCACGGCGGCATTGGAGCCGATGCGTCGAAACTCTCGCCGCAGCGAGCGGGAGTGAAACCCATGACCGCTGACCTTGGAGAACTGGAAAGGCTGTGTGCCCGGCTTCGCGAAGACACGTCGTCGCCCCATCACGGCGGGTGCGCCAACTGCGACAACGTGCTGAAGGAAGACGCCGCCGACATGCTCGAAGACCTGTCCCGCCGCCTTCGTGCTGCTGAAGGGGCACTGGAGGAGATTGCCGATCTGGCTTCGCTGTCCGTCGTTGGGGGTGATGACTTCGACAAGGGCGCCCGAGCCGCCAGACTTGAAGCGGCGGACATCGCCAGAGCAGCTCTTCCTATTGTAGGGGGGTCTGAATGATCTTCCTCGTATCTCTAGCCGTGTTTCTGATCCTTGTTATAGGGTGCCAGATTTCCATCCTGATGGATAAGGACCGCTAGGGAGCGTCAGTCCCTACATCGTCACCGATCAGGCCCGCAGCCTTCAGCAAGCCTATCTTGCGGTCATAAGCCTCCACGGCGGCGAATAGAGCGTCTAGCGGCCCACGAATCGGAAGCGGGACAATCTGCCAAGCGACGACAGGCAGGGAGTCCCGAACCTCTCGGACCTTGTTCGCGCTGACGATGATCGGGTCTAGCAGGGCGTCGATAGCGGCAAGCGGACTCATCAGGGCTCTCCGTACAATTGGGCTTCGGCAGCCCGTCGTCGCGTCAGTCCCGGCATCACCTTGCCGTCGTTCTTGTTCCACCGCGCAAACTGCGCCTTGGCCCCCGCATAGTCGCCCGCGTTGTGCATCCGCAGCAGCGTGGAGGTTCTCAGAGCCTGAGTGCCGACGTTGTAGGCAAAAGACACAAGCGCATCGAACTGGTTCTGTGTCGTCTTGGGAGCAAGGTTGGAAACCGCCTTTTCAAACGAGCCAAGGTCAGCCGCGAACCGCTCATCAGCCTGCTTTTGCGTCCACGTCATGCCAAGGCGAATATCAGGCCCCGTAGAGCCCCAACCTATCGTGTGCGGCCTGCCGTCAGCAGAGCCAGGATCAGCATAGGCCGTCAACTTGCACGACTCGAAAGAGTGGATCAGCGCAATGCCTTTAGGGCTGACGTGCTTTCCGCTCGTTACAACCCTGACGCCGTTGTGACCCGTCTTGGCGAGGAAGGCCGCGAGGGTCAGAACCCCTGCATGGCCGTCAACAGGAACGCCAAGCCACTCTTGGGCTGTTCGGGCGAATGATTCGTTATCAACGTCTTTCTGGCTCATTGCGGCCCCTCCACTGGCACGGGACTATCGGTATCGTTCATGACCGTAACCTCCTGCGGAGTCGAGTTTTTCACAGCCAGATTCGCGATAGTCTCGCTGGCCTGCTTGGACGTGGCCCACCGATACCCGCAATAGGCTCCAACAATGCCTCCGAGAATGCCGGAAGCGATAGAAGCAAGGATGGCGAGCTGGTTCTCTGGAACCGTCCGAAACACCAACGCCCACGCGATAAACGCGATGATCGCCAGCGCGAAGATGACGACTACAGCGTCAAGAACCTCGTAATCCTTCGCGCCCTTCACGGCAATTCTCCACCCTGACCAACCCGACCCATAGCGATGTTGCCTAGTTGGCGGTTCACGCCCTCCAACGTATGCCCTACCTTCTCAATGCCGTTTGTCGCGTGTTCCATCTGAACCTGGAGCCGAACCACCTTCTCAACCAACGCCGACTGATCTCCGATCTTGCGCTCTATCTGAAGGTCTTGCTCGACAATCCGAGCCTCCGCAGAAGTCATGCGCTGAGACAGTTTGCCGCCAAAGAACGCGACCACCCCTGTTTGCACAAGGATAGCCATCCCGAGCGAGAGCAGGGGCAACATACTGATGGTCATTGGCACTGGCTCTGCGTCCACGGTTCAGTCTTTCCTTGCGGGTTCGTCCGCTTCCTTATCGTCCGTCTCGGGAACCTTGCCCGCTGACACGCTGAGCAGGCAGGCAATCCACAGAGCGCCCGCGAGGGCGGCACAGCCAAGAAACAAAGGATCGCCCACCCCTCAATGCTCCCGGCCAGCCAATCGCCAGCAATTGCACGGCAAACAACGTATTCAGAGTTGTTGCATATTCAGGCCCCAAATACACGCCCTGAGATAGCATCCAGAAATAGATTGCGTCACAAAGTAGCATTGGGGGAACACAGCAGGCGGCGATCCAAGCCCACGGCGGCCCACCCTTCCGCAGCAGCCAGACAAAGCCCAAGCCCGACAGGATGCTTACAAAGGGCCAAGCCTCAGCGGGACCGAAACCCAGAAGCCAACCAGCGGAGAGCAACAGGGCGTACGGAAGGGCTCTCCGGTCAAAGAGGGACAGAGCGCAGACAACCGCCAACGCTATGCCGAAGCCAATCACTCGGGCGGGCCTTCCGGCTGTTCAGGACAAGCGCCCGTATGCTGCTTGTTGCAGATGGGGCAGAGCGGGGGAGGCGGTGGAGCGGGATGTCCCCCTGGTCCTTCATCGGTCATTGCACGGTCTCCTTACAGAATAAACCCGGTCATTCCGACCGTGAGAAACGCGCCCGAAGGCATAGAAGTTATGTTGTAAAATGCGCCCGTAGCAGCGTTGCGGACTTCCAGAACCATCCGCTTTGCGCTGACGCCGCCAACGGTCGCATCATACACCAAAACCGCTACGTTGAGCGCCGTCGTCGTGGTGTTGAGAGTGAGGAAGGCGCTGACGGTTTGGGTCGCTTCGGCCTGAGGATTGGTCGTGTTCAAAGCGACTTGACCACCACTTCCGAGAATCGACGCGCCAGCAGCAAAAGCAGCCGCGCCCGTAGGCGTGACCGTAAGGCTTGTGCTGGAGCCGGAAATCTTTGTGCAGTAGGTCCCGGCCAAACTGGCGTCCGCCAGAGAACCGATCCGGTGTTTGACCGTGCCTCCGTCGTTGTAGATTTGCACGGTGATCGCCTGATAAAGGGCGTTTCTCATCCTGAACGAACCGGACTGAACCTCTATGGCCGAGGAAATGGACCGGCCAGAGAATGTCAGGGGGCTCGTCCCGCCTTGGTAAAGCGATCCTACCTTAAGGATGCCGTTGGTGATGACCACAGGGGTTCCTGTGACCAACAGGACAGCGGCCCCAAGAGACCATTCATCATAGACGCTTATGTCAATCTCGACCAGATGACTGAAAACCGTCCCGCTGGCTGACGAGATTACGTACTTATCTACATGACAATTGCCGCTCATCCGCAGGGGAATACCGCCCGTAACTGTCGCTTCGATCTCCATTTGATCGACCAAGCAGCCAAGGAGGTCTAGCCCGATAATGTCCGCAGGGCCGTTGGTGATCGCCCCCGTCGTGCCTTCACCGGCCTGCATGCTCTCGACGCAGAACACCTTGTTGGCCGTGCCGGTGATGTAAACATTACGGCGGCAGCTTTGGCCCGTCAGGTTCTGGAACCGGCCCACGTTGGCGTTTACGTTCCACCCGTCGCCGTTGATGAAGTCGCGGACAATAACGTCCTTAAGCAGCCCCTCCGTTCCGAACTGAGCGTTCGGGCCGCCCCCGTTGCCGAGGTATATACCCGACGTAATAGCCGCGTTGTTCCGCCCATAGACAGTGAAGCCCGACAAGTTGATTTTCGCGGCTTGCCCGTTGTCGGTGATAAAGCGTCCCGTCGATCCAGTCTTGCACCAGAAAGCGGACGTGTGGGAACCGGTCCCGATGATGCAAGTCGTTGGATAGAGCGTCAGCGGGCCGGTCAGGAAGTTCTTGGCCGTCATGAGGATAGCGCGAGCAGCCGCCGCACCGCCGCCGTAAGCCCAATCAATCGCGGCCTGGATTTTCAGCGTGTCGTCTGTTCCGGTTCCGGTTCCGCTGTCATAGTCGCCCACCGCGCCGAAGTCTTCAAACGTGCGGAAGTCGGTCAGCTTGGCTTGAACTGTGCGATCAACTGACCCGGTTACATCCGCGTTGAATCCCACAAGGTCCGCGCCGTCTGGTTCGGCAAACGCGTCCTGAACGTAGTCGAGCAGCATAGCGGCTGTTACCCGCTTGAGGGGACCGGGCGAGCGATAGGCCGCCAGAACGTCACCGCCTTGAACGGGTGCGGTGAGGGCCGAAAGCTCGGGATATGTCTTGCGAGGAATCTGAGCCATCAGGCACCCACCACATCAAAGAAGACTTCTGTAACATCAATGGCCGCGCCAGCGGCGGTTACGACCGTAAACTGAAATCCGGTTGTCGCCCGCGTTGCGTCCGTCACACGGCACAGCGCCGTGAAGTTACCGCTGATGCCGAAAACGACGGCAAACGCAGCACTAGCCAATGCCGTTGAGAATGTGACCGTATAAGCCCCCGTCCCCGTCCGGGAAATTGAGACATTTCGTCCGGCGATCAGCGCGCCAGATGCTCCCGTGATGGCAGCCCACGCCTTGCGCTCATTGGCGTAAGTACCTGCTGCCGTCAGATAAAATTGCTTCGCCGCATCACCCGCAGCAGCAGCCGGAGCAAGGCCCTTCGTCCCGCCAGAGCCGGAATCGCCCACGACGTTGTTAAGCAGGGCCGTGGCCTGCGTAACGGTCAGGTCTTCAACCGCGCCCGTCCCCGCCGTTGTGCGGCCTTTGAACGTCGCCGTGGCTACGGTAGCCAGCTTGGCATTCGAGAACGACGCGTCAGGGACCGTCACCGTAGAGGTAAACGTTGCCGCTCCGTTGAATGTCTGCGGACCAGTAAAAGTGCCTGTAGCAGCCACCGTGAGCGTGTCGCCCGAAGCGTTTCCAATGGCCGTATCGCCGTTGACCGTCAGGTTTCCGGTTACGGTCAGGTTCCCCGTGATAGAAGGCGAGCCCGCAAACGTTACAGCAAGCGGGAAGGTGACGCCCGTATCAGTCCACACCATCGCCGCAACACCGCCAGCAACAATGGCTCCGCTATTCGCAGCGGGGAAATAGACGCCCGTATCATCGTCGCTGATCGCGGCAATGGACGGGGAGGCGAGAAGGCCGTTGGAGACCGTGATCCCCTGAGCAAACGGAATGACCGTGGAAGCCGTAGTCTGACCGTCGTTAGCCAGCGACTGACTAAGCGCCGTGGAAATGTCAGAGAGCGTCGTATTCCAGTCGTCCGACAGAATCGCCGTGTCGGGCGTTGCGGGATTCCAGGTATTTGCTGGGGGCGTGTAAGTGCCCGATCCGTTCCGACTCACGTCTAGTCCTCCTGCCCTGCCGCGACGGCGACGCCGGTACGGAAACGGTTAGCGCCACGGGGGCGATTGATAGCGCGGGTCAGACGGGCGCTGAACTCGTCCGAGTTGGCAAGCAGCAGATCAGCCAGAGCGTCCGCATTGCGGCGAGCGGTCCAATCATCAATGGACCCGGCGATACGGCCCGGAATACCCATCGGGTTGGTGATCGATTGAGCCGCAGCGTTTGCAGCGTTCCCGCCCCGCATCTGCCCGATAAGCTCGTTGTTGAACGACGTGTTGGAGCCGCCAGCCTCGCGTTGACCCGTCGCTTGCAACGCCTCGACCAGATCGCGCAAGTCACGGCTTGCCATCGGAGCCGCCGTATCGACCGCGCCCATGATTGTTTCATTCTGGATGGGGTTGCCGAAGGTCTGAGCCGCAAACTTGGCCCCGCCGAACGCATTAGCGCCGCCGACATTGGATTGATTGGCTTCCGCAGCGGATCGCGCCAGATGCTGACGCACAAGCGGCCCTGCGACGTTCGGATCAACTTCGTTCATGAGACGAAGGGCTTGCGTGGTTTCCGCTGCTTGGCCTTCAAAGGGCTGAGACGGGAACAGGGCTTGAGTCTGACCGGCAAGGTTCGGCTGAACCTCGGACTGACCGGCAATGGCTCCGATTGGCCCGCGACGAAGCGGCTCAACAAAGGCCTCACGACCTGTCGCAACCGTTTGCCGTGCTGTCGCAAAGTCAGGCGAAGCGTCTCCAGCCAATTGACGAGCAAGAGACGCCGCCTGCTCGCGCTGAGAGGCCAGCGTATTGTTGCCGGTCGGGTTCATCACGCCCGGACGCGCCTGCCCCTCCATCGTGTCGAGTTGCTGAATGACGCGATTGACGGTTGAAAGGTCTTCAGGGCCTCCGCTCACCAATGCGGCAAGCTCCGGGTCGCCCATCAGTTGATCTGATGCAAGACGGTACGATGGATTGGCTTGCAGCGTCGCCAGATCATCAGGCGCAAGCGTCTGCCCCGGAAGGCGGCCATAGAACGGGTCCGCACTCTCGTTCACGCGCTGGCGCATGGTGTTGAGAACGCCGCCCGCCGCCTCTTGAGCCTGCCCAGCGACTTGCGGACCCGGAACCGACGGGCTGATCTGATCCAACACGTTCGCAATCGCAGCATTCACCGCGTTGGGACGCTCAGCCATTGTCGGAGCCAACCGCGACGTTGCGCCCTCCACAACCCGTTGGACGCGGCCCAAACCGGTCCCGCCGCCCGTCACTTGCTGAAGGGCCTCCGCATTGGTCAGGGGGACAGGAGAGCGAGCGCGGAGAGCCGCAGCCATCGCCAACTGTTCCGGCGTTACGCCTCGGGCCGCGCTGTTCAGCACGTTATCCGCACCCCCGCGAATAGCCGTTACGCCGCCAACCCCCAAACCGCCCGCAAACCCCCCGGCCATGCGAGCGATTCCTTCACCCATAGAGCCCTCTTGGCCTCCATTGAGCATCCTTGCGCCTTGTCCCGCTGTCTCGCTGGTCAAGGCCGGAACCAGAGCAGACGCGATCTTGGTCCCCACACCTCCGGGCGTGAACGCTCCCGGAAGGAACTCCCCAACCGTCCGCGCATACTCGCCGGGAACGGTCTGGGGCTGATAGTAGTCGCGGCCCAAGCCCTGACGGATGCCCTCGTTCAGTTGCTCGCCAGACGGGCCAAACAACTGCGGACCCGCTCCGACCATCTGAGCCAGCGAACCCGGAAGCCCCACAGCGCCCGTAATGCCCTCTACAACGCCGGTCGGAAGCGACTTCGCCATGTCCTCCGCGACGCTCTGCGGACGAACCAGAACCCCCGGCGACTGAGGCTCATCACCCGCCTTAGCCACGCCTTCAGTCGGATCAGACGGGAGAGCGTAAACAGTCCCATCAGGGCCGCGAACCCACATACCGCGAACCAGAGCAGCAGCGTCCTCACGTGCGATGGTCGCCAGATCAATGGGATCATCCTCGGTTCCCGCCGCGCCAAACGCTATACGGTTCAACTCCGCATCATCGACCATCGAAATGTCGTCAGCTGATTGACCGTTTTCCACGCCATGAATCGCGTCGTACAGGGCCGATTGCACAGCCGGATCAGACAGGTTCAGCGGCGCGTCAGGCTCCACGCCAAGTTGTTGCGAAACACGCGCCACATAAGCCGCCGTGTCGTTTTCCGTGGACGGAGCCCAATCAGCAATGACCTTGGCGACAGTGTTTCGGCCTGTCTCCCCGTATCGCTGGAGCAGGCGCAGATTCGCGTTCTTGCCGTTTTCCGGCGTGTCGAAAATGGCGAAGCGTCCGTCTGAGCCCGCATATCCTGGCAGTCCCTTGGCAAAATCCCCGTCCTCGACATTGCCCGGATTGTTGTTCCGAACGCCACGCGGGGAGCCGAGATTCATCAGCGCGTCAAGTTGCGCGTCCGTCAGTTGGGTGATGTCCTGCGGAATGGGACCGGCCATTATCGACCGCCCTGACGGCGACGCAGTTCCGCCGCCGCCTGTTCTGGCGTGAAGGTCTGACGCAGTACGTTGCCGTTATTGCCCGATGGCCGTGCAGCGGGGCGCGCGCCTTGCGGACGGGATGGAGCGCGGCGGTCAGTTCCGCCGCCCGGAACCGGACCCGTCCAACCGAACGCCTCGCGCGTGGACGGAGGCAGAATGTCGTCAAAGGCCCCCTCTCCGAATGTGCGATTGACCAGCGGCGCATAGCCCAAGGCCCGCTCTTGGAACGTCCGGTTTTGGGCTGCGAAAATAGCATCGCCCGCGATCTTCATCTTGTCGCGGATTTCATCGTTCAGGCGTCCGCTGGAGGTGAGGTACGCCGTCAGGCCTGCAATGCCGCCTTCAAGGCCCGCCGCCCGCAGTTGGGTCGTAACGTCGCCCTCGCGCACCACGCCATCATCAACAAGCTTCTGGAAACCATTGATTGCCGCCACGTCTCCGGGGCCGTTGCGTTGAGCGACACCCGAAATAAGCGAGTTGTGAGCGCGTTGAAGCGCCGTCGCCTGGTCCAGAATGGGCCGGATTTCCTGACGCACCGCCGAAAGCTCTTGGAACGAGCGGCTAGGCGATGTGATGTCTTCACGGCCCCCGCGTTGGGGGCGCAGCGTCCCGCCGACCAGTTCGTAGCCTTCAGACGGCTTGTTGACCACCGACACAACGCCAGACGGTGAACGCGACAGAAGAGTTCCAGCGGGAGCGCCGTATTCGTTGTTCTCGCCCGCAACAAACGTCTGGCTTTGTGCAGCCTCGGGAACGCCTTCGTCGCCAAACAGCGGACGAGAGTTGCCGCGCTGGTCGCGGATATACTGGACGCCGTTAACCGAAACGTCCTTCCATTCGGAAGGCGCAGCGGCGCGCAACTGAATCTCTCCGTACAACTGTTGAGCCCACGCAAGCTGACCAGGATCGCCGCTATTGATCGCCTGACGGATAAGTGCGGCCTCTTGGGGCGTCGGACCATCAGTGTTGCTTTGCGGAGGCGGGGCCGATTGAGGCGCAGCAGGTGCGGGTGTTGGGCTAGGTGTTGGGGTTGGAGCGGAAGCCGCGACCGGAGAAGCGGCCTGCGGAGCGGACGGCATTACGCCCTGCATGGTCGGACCCGGCGTGGGAACAGACGGATTCGGAATAGGAGCCGGAGCAGCCGGTTGTGGCGCGATAGCGTTAGCCAACACGGGGCCTTGACCGACAGGACCGGGAGAGACGGGAGCGGGGGTTGGAGAGGCCGAAGGAACGCCACCACCAAGGCCAGCAAGAAGCGAAGCCCGTAGAGCGTTGTCCCGCGTGTCGCGCTCGGTCTTCACCGCCTTGTCAGCGCGATTGGCTCCGAACTGCGTGATTCCCTGAGCCAGCAGACGGGCCGCAAGTTCGCCATAACCGCCCTTGATTTCGGTCGGCTGGCGCTGTTCCTCCAGCATTTTAGCCAGCAGGGCGCTACGGCGTACAGCCGGACTTTCAAGCGGACGCGGCGCGGGCATAGGCTCACGGGCCATTTAGCGCGCTCCCCAAGCACCGAGGCCAGCAGACCCGAGACTGAACAGGCCGCCCAACATGCCCTGTTGCTGCTGCATCTTCGTTTGGTAGTTCTGGTTTTGCTGGTTCAGCGCGAGACCCTGAGCCCCGAGAACATCGGTCTGACCAACGCTGGTTGGCGTGTATTGGACGCCTTGCGGCATTCCGACCTGACCCGTTCCAAGCAGGGCTTGAAGTTGAGCAAGCGGTTGGTTCTGGACATAGGCACGCTCTTGAAGGCCCTGCGTCCGCGCCTGATTGTTGAACGTGGAGCCCGCTAGGCCCTGCTGAATGGCTCGCGCCTGTTCAACGCCGCCTTGGTTCAGAGAGTCAGCCCGCGCCTGTCCGTAGGCGTCGTTACGATCCCGGATCAGGTCTTGGCGCAGATTGCGGGTTGCGTCGCTGTTTGCACCCAAGCCCTGAGCGGCGAGTTTCGCGTCTGTCGAATCCTCGATTTTCTGCCACTGCGGGTCCAGACGGCGAGTCGCCTGCTGATAGGCGTTGTCCTCGTACTTCTGACGGTCAAACGCAGCGGGGTCGAATCCTTGCAGACCCGGAAGCCCTTCGGTGTTCAAGCCTTGGCCTAGCGCGTCATTGACCCGCCCAAGCTGCTGACCCGCCGTGTCCAGAGCGCCGCCATAGACAGCCGTGGAGCGGTCATAGTTCTGCTGTTCGGGTTGGGAAAGCGCCGTCTCTTGGCGGAAGCCTCCGGGAGCAGACGGATCAGCGACATAACTCACCGAGCCTTGTGGACCTCGGGAATTTATGAGGTTCAACTTTTGTTGGGCTTGCGCCGTCTGCATATTCGCGGCGCTTTGAGCGTTCGCAAGCTGGACCGGATCAGGTGCTGCGGGGGGCTTCGGTTTCGACATCTACGCGGCCTTTATTGAAGCGATGGTTTTGCCATTCGCTTTTGAGAAGGCCGGATATGATACAGTCGTCATCACCGTAACCACGTCGCACAGTCCCCTCGTGTTTGAACCCAAACTTTTGGAGGAACTGGCGAGCCCGACGCAGTTTCTTGGGCGTTAGGCTGGTGATCCGCTGGCAGTCGAGCTGGTCGAAAGCGTAGCTGAGTATGCCCGTCACTAGGTTAGGCGTCAACCAGTTGGGCCGGATCGCGGCAAAACTTACCTCTATGTTCCGGTACTGAGGTTGATACGAGTTAAAAACCACGCCGCCAATGAGCGTATCGTTCTTGTCCACGACCCCGATTGCCTCGCACGGCCCCCAATCCAGACCATGCCCGATCTGGTCTGCAACCCATTGAGCGACTAGCGGAGAGAAGGGACCGCTGATCAAGCGCATGGCTTACAACTGCCCGCCCGTCTGGTTCTGGTACTTCACGTTGAAGGCGATGATTTCCACGGCTGCGTTGGTGTTCCGAGCGGCCTGAACCACCACAAGCCCGTCACCGTCATACGAGACGATTGAATCGTCTTCATCCCCTACGGCAAGGTCAATGTAGAGAACCGGCGTGGGCTGGACCCTCAGACGAACCGCGCCGCAATAGCCAATGCCGGTCACGCTCGTCCAACTGTCCCGCGTCTGGACGCTAGGGGACCATAGAGCCACATCCCACAGACCCGAATCCCATTGACCGCCCGTCGTGGTGATCGACGTGGGAACAGCGGTCGGAACCCGTTCCTTGAAGTCCGTAATGACCTCCACAGCCGGAGCGATGTCCGAGGCAATGCGAAGGATGGGCTGAAGCATCTCGAATTTCTTCAAGCTCCCCCGCGAGCCGAAGTAGTTGAACGCCGTCTTGATGTCGCCCGTGATCCCGTTCGTATCGTCCGCATAGCCGGTGTCCCACAGGTACACGGCCCCGGCCCCGCCGAAATACATTTGGTCATTCGCCACCGCCCAACAGAATGCATCAATGCCGGTAAAGCGACACCATGCGCCCGTCTGGACGTTCTGAACGTATTGCTCAGACCGGGAAAGGCTCGCCGTGGGGACGTTGAAGATCGCCAGCGTTCCCTTGGTGTAGAGAGCGCCTTCCCAACCGAAATTGCCTCGATACTGCTGCGTCGCCTTCTGAAAGGCGTTCTGGATTTTCTGCGTCAGGGCAACAAGGTTCTCTTGCGCCCGGTCCAGCTTCAGGGCCTGCGACAGAGGTACAACGCCATCCGTCGTCAGAAGCATCAGGTCGGAGCCGTACTTGATCAAGGACCGGCGCGAGAGAGGCAAGCCAAGGTCATACACCCCAACCAAAGCCCAACTATCGGCGTCCGAGGGATCAAGGCCCTGGTAGACTGCAACCTGGCCCTGCGTCGTGACGAACACCGCCAGATCGTCAGCACCTGAACCGCCGTCCAGCGTCCACGTCGCCTGACAGAGGATAGAACCGCCCTTGTCGAATATCGGGCCAAGGTCCAGCAGATTCGCCTCACCCTGAATGGCGAAGGGCGCAAGGAACCAAACCCGCAGACTGTCCTTCTGGACGAAGAACAGACGGCCCTTGTGATCCATCACGTCGATCAGCGTCCGAGGATCAAGCGTGATGACCCCTGACGTTCCGGTGATGGCCGAATCAACGAAGGATGATCCTTGGTAATAGACGGGAGCCACCGCGCCGTTAGCGGCGATCAGGAACGTTCCTGCGTCGTTGGCGAAGTTGACCCACTGCCACCGCGCATTGCCCGAGCCGCTGTAGACCTCAATCGGCGCGTCGTTCTGGTTGGACACGTCATAGATCGACCCGCCACAGGCCGCGAAAATATCATCTGCAACAGACGTGGTTCCGCCGCGCCAGACCATGATTGTCTCGGTCGGAAGAGGAAGCCCCTCCTGCCACGGGATATAGCCCTTGCGTAGTTCTACGTAGCCAGCGCGGGGAATGAAGTTGTCGAGGATCACCGCATTCTCTGGCGGCATGTTAGCCAACGGAGATTGCGCGTCCCACCCCCCCACAGGGGCAGGGATAGCCTTACCGATGGTCACGCGGTTCTGATTGACCGGCTGGAGGGCCTGACGCCCTGTACGCTGAACAGCCTGTCTCATAGCGCGACCCATGCCCCCGAACGGTTCTGATAACCCTGCGTCCCGACATAGAACAGTCGGCCATCAGGGGAAAGCGCGGGATCAGGCAGCGCAGAGCCATACGAAGGCGCATAGTCAGCCAGAAGCGTATTGATCCGCTTGCGCTGCGTCTCTTGGTTCTTGGTGTCTGAGATACGGAGAGCGAGAACCATTACGGACCAGGGAAGGAGCCGACAGGCATGTTAGGTGACAAAAGGTACGCGCCGTCACCTGTGGTCGTAATCATGCCGTTGCCGCCGTCGCGAGCCTGCCTCTGTTGGCGTTCGCTCATGTACGTGCGGTAGTCTTCCGAATATTCCAGCCCTTTGGACTTCAGGAAGCGCCACCGAAGGCCAAGGATGATGATCTTCTCATCCAGATACGACGTGTCGGTGTCGGCCTCATAGTCCGAGCGCGCGACGGGAATCGTGTCGTCGCTGTAAACCCAATCCTTCGTCACATACTCGTAGGCGATGGTTTCGCCAGCGGCGGGCGTTGGCGTGATCAGAAACTGACCGTCTCGCTCAATGAAAGCAAGGAATACGCGATTGAGTTGGGGTTGGGCCTGAATCGCCTGCCATTGCTGGGGCGTTATCGGACCAATCACCGACCGCTGTTGCGAGCGGTTGAAGAAGGTATTGGCGCAGAACCTGTCCCAATCAGCCGGAACCGCTGTAGCCTGTGCAGGCGTCGCAGCCGTTACGAACGTGTGCTGCTTACGCATGACTTGCCAGTCATACGATCCGGCAAGTTCGTTACCCTCCTCGTTGGCAAGCTCGTAAAGCTGCTGAACCTGAACGTCAGTCGAGGCGACGACTTCCGTAGGAACAGGGAGGGACAGAAGCCGACAGGTCTTCTGGACGACAGTGAGGAGCGACAAGGCCTAGCCCTTCTGTTTGGGTGGACGGCCCCGACGCGGAGCCTCTACGGCTGGCGCTGCCCCTCCCGGCACTCCATCGTGGTCATGGTCAAGCTGCGGAAGCCGTCCCTTGTTGAACTGCTCCCACGCGCCCTTGTGATCTTCCTTGTCGGCCTTCGTCGCCTTGCGCGGGCCAATAACGCTTCCCGAGTCGATGACGAAGCGGAACATGGTCACGCCTTCATGCTCAAAGAATTGCGGACCCGGAGAGGGGCGCGCGTCACGTTCCACGGTCGCGGTCATGCGGCTTGATCCTGTTTGCGGGGAAGGAGGGCGGAAAGCTCTTGAACCTGACGCTCAAGCGCCTCACGTTTAGCCGTCTCAGCGGCAAGCGTGGCCTGTAGCTCAGCCATCGGAGCCATGTCCTCGGACTGCTTCAGCCAGACCCGCGCCTTCTCGCGCAGAGCGTTTCCGCCCATCGGCATGACCTTGCCAAGCTGAAGATCGGACAGACCGGCCAACGCTTCAACGGTCCTGACTTTCTCACTGGAAAGCTGCATCGCAATCGCACGGCTAATCGGAGGCCAATCATTCAGAGGCGTCCCGTCTGTCGGCGCTTCCTGATTGGCGAGGAAAGCAGCCCACTTGTCAGGCCAACGCTCCTTGTGGTGGTCCTTCACCTTCTCATGAACCTCGGAGAGCTTGTCGCCCGGAATCATGATTTCAACATAGGCCACCTCTTCCCAAATGGCGCGGCCCTGCTTCTCGCTCTCGAAATTGTTCTGAACGGCCTTCATGTAGAAGACCGGAATCAGGTTGTCTCGTGCAGTCTCGGTCATCAGACCCTCCAATCTTGACTATAGCGCGGTTACGGGTTGCGGTCCATGTAGATGCCAACGCCGCTGACGAAGGCAAACCACAGGACGGCGGCGATAATAACGGCAACGATCATGATGGGCTCCTCATGTAAACAGTGTCGTTTCCAATGCGTGTGACCCGCTGATAACCCGGCAGATCAGCGACAGACCCCAACCCCTTTTCTTCCAACACGATGATAGGCGAGAACCTTGCAATTGTCGCCCTCGCGCCCTCAATCGCATCAGCTTCGGCCCCCTCAATGTCCAACCAGATCAAATCGCACTGATCCAGCGACAGGCCATCAATCGTCATCACAGGAATGGGACCACTCGGAACCGTCTTGTGCGCCCCGCAGTTATCGGGTTCAACTACCTGAACCGAACACGTCCCCGCCGTCGCTCCAAGCGCGGCCTTGAATATGGCGATTGATCCTTGAGTCGCGTTCTTGGAAAGACAAGCAAGGTTTTCCGCGTCTGGCTCAAAGGTAATCACGCGGTCAAAAAACGCCGCAAGCGCCATCGGGTAAACGCCGACATTGCCGCCCGCCTGAACGCAGACCCGTTTTTCCTCGACCAGCGGAAGAACAAGGGGAAGGGCTTCCGCGCACTGTGCGACTATTGCTGGCCTAGCCCTAACGTCCGCGTCAGGCCACCAAAGCCCGTCAAAAGCCCTCACCGCAACAGTCTCCCCATATCCGGTATCAATCCCTTACCGTGAGCCACCACCTTAACGCCGTGGTCCCGCAGATACAAAAACTGCTGCTGGAACTCCATCGCCTGCCTGATCATCCACCGGGCGCAAGTGTAGGTCTTTCCGGCTATCGTCACCAACATGGTGGCCTCGCCGTCGTTCAGGCCCTGCGGATAGGCGTGATGTTGACCCTCTGAATACGAACTGTCGAACCCATACAGGTGAATCTTCCTGTACCCCGACAGCCAAGCCAGATTGATGGCCCTGAGCCCCACGGTCCCGCCACCAGGAACAAAGACGCACGGCCTCTGGTTCGGCCCTTCATCAAACCACGGGTCGATTATCTCCCTCAGTTCGTCCCCCGAACCCATGCCGTTGTGCCACAGAACAACATCATGCCCCGAAAGAGCGTCAAACACGCACGGATGAACCTGAGAAGCGATGAAGTAGCGCACATCTTTAGGCGCATCCTCGACCATAGACAGGTTTTCTTCCCGCGCATCCAACATCACATGGGCGTCAGGCCTGATCCCCTTCGCCATGAGAAACCGCAAGGCGTTGTTCACGGTGATGATCTTCGCGCCCTTGCGTTTCCAGTCGCGGATTGCCCGCACACTGTCCGAAAGCGAGGGACCGCCGCCGACGATGACGCACGGCTTGTCCTGCTCTCCGAAGCCCGAGAACCACGGAACATCCCGCAGGACATTGGCGCGGACGTTGTTGTAGGCGAACTCATGGGAGACGTTCATTCCCTTAAGTTCTGGCATGGCCGTGAAGCCGCCGACCCTCCACACGCCCGGAACCCATCCCTCCGTCACGTCATGGGGCTTGGGCTCGCCGTGGAACACGACCGCTTTTGACGTATCAGGAGGCCATGCAACGGCGCTGCGGTAGGAGACGAACCATTCAGCCGGAAATGGCTCCCATGCGCTTACATGGCTGATCCATTCCTGGTCCCCGCCGTTGACCTGACCGGCAGGCAAGAGGCCATGCAGAATGTCAGTTGGACGGTCGATTATCTCGGGTCCGAACCGGTCCCATATCGCCGCGTGTTGGCCGTGCATCCAATGCATGACGCTGCTGTTATATGTCGGCCAATGCCAGTCCTTGATGATGCCTAGCGGAAGCTCCTCAAGCCGTCCCGTCACGCATACGTCTAGGTCCATATACAGAATCTTGTCGCCGCCCCGCCACGGCATATCAGGCGAGAACAGAAACACCTTCTGCCACCAACCCGGCAGATCGGGATTGTGCGGAATGGCCGCGATGCCTTCGGGAAGGCTGTCAGGATCGTCCGTCAGGCACCAATGGCGTTGTTCCTCGTCCAGATGGCGGGCAATGCCGTCATGAAGGCGTTCGACGTACTCAGGGCCGTATTTCGTCCCGACGCGGACGCTGACAACGTGGATCATGTGGCCGCTCCAAAGATACCCGAGTTTCCCGGCATGATCGCTGGCTCTTTCGCTGTGCTGCCTTGTTGTTTGGTCAGATGCCAATGCCCGCATTCAGGGCAGACATAGGGCCACAGAGGAACGCCGGATGTCGCCTTGTAGGCTCCAAGGATGCGGGCGCGCGCTTCAGTCGGATAGCGGCCCTTCTTGCGGCAGTTACGCTGGCTTAATGTTCGCTTCACGCTTCCCTCCAAAAGCAAAACGGCCCCCAACCGAAGTCAGGAGCCGCTAAGCTATCACCAAGCCCCAGTGGAGGCTAGGGAAAGGGACAGACGCTTACAGCGCGGTTTTCTTCGCCCAAAAGTACTGCGAAGCGGTAACGCCGCCCGTGGTGTTGACCGTCCAGCCAGCCGAACCAGAATCCGACGACGCAGAGCCGCCAGTGCCGATCAGGATGGTTGCCGTAGAGGCCAAAGCCTCGGAAGCACGGACGTACAAGTGGCTGCGCCCGTCGTTCGCATTGATGCGAGTGTTGAGCGCAAAGGCCGGGGTGGACGATTTCGCGTCCAGATCAATCCCCGCAGTCGGAGTGGTCGAGAAGACCGTTGCGGCAGTCGATGCCATGTCTTTGCTCCTTTCGGGGGCTTAGTCTTGGAAGAGGACGCCTTGCAGGAAGGCGTTCGAGAGGGTCATGTTGCCAGCCCACACGATAGGCTTCACCGTCGCATCCTGGTTGATCGAGTTGACCGACTCAAGCGGGACGATGTTGCGGTTCGAGTGCGGACGCCAATGGATATACTTGGTGTCAAGCATATACATGTGGTTGGTCGGGCAACCGCCCGCAGACGAACCAGCCACGCCAGCCGCGCCCGAACCGAAGCCGTCCAGAACCACGTCGGCGTCCATGTATTTCAGCGAGGTAAAGCCCGCCGAAGCCATTTCGTCCGAGGTGATGCGCTGAATGGCCTGAAGGCTGCTCAGGTAGAAACCGTAGTAGTTGGTATCCGCCAGAATCAGGTCAGGACGATCCGTGCCGCGAACCAGCTTGAAATACAGCGAGTTCATGAAGCGTTGGATGTTGGCAGCCGAGGCAGCCGAACCGCCGTCCGTGGACGCTTGGAATTTCTGGTTGCGCCAGAAGTTCCACGTCGCACGGTTGATGCCGCCGACAGTGCCGGTGGTCGGGTCATCCGCCACAAGCAGTTGCAGACCGCCGATCTGCTTCCCGCCCGAGGCCGTCCCGTTGGAATACATGTCCAGCCACAGGTTGTTCTTCATCGTGTCTTCGGCATTCTGGATGCGCGAAGCCAACAGGTCGATGATCGCTTCCGTGCCGGTGTTGATCACCGAGCCTTCAAGGCCCGAAATCGTCACGTTGACGGCAGCTTGCTTCCAGTCGAACTCAGCAGCCGTGAACACGTCGCTGGGCGAGATGTTCAGGACTTCGTAGCCCGAGTAACGTTGGTAAGTGACGTTCTCGGCGTATGCCAGTTCCTGCACGATGGTCCGACCGCCATCGACTTTCTTGATGGTCCCGCGCTTGTTCATGCGGTTCAAGAGGGCAATGTTCTTGGTCATGTTGTCAGCCAGCTTGCCCGTGCGCGAACGCAGGGTAGTCGTGACCAGTTCACTCAGATTCGGCGATGCCATTTTTTAGTCCCCTAGGCCTGACCCGAAAGCTCCGCGAGGGAAGCCCGGATGTCATCCTCAATTGATGAATTAGCGTTGGTCGCGGGCGTCCTCGGTTGAGCCGGAGAACCCGTCACTGACACCGCCGCAGCCTTCGCTCTCGCAACCTGAGCCGGGTCCTTCGTCACCTGAGGCGTCTGCAACAGGGGGCGAATGTCCGGGCGCATCCAACAGGCCATCTCGTAGGCTTCCGGCAAATCCTTGGCCCTGCCTTCCCGCAGAAGCACCGCCATATCTTGACGGACATTCTCGGCATACAGGTTCTTCGGATCAGAGAAGAACGATTCGACCTGAGAGACCACAGGGGCCGATTGGGCTTCCTGCAATCGTTGCTCAAGCTGGCTGAACTTTGCCAGCAGTTGATCGTATTGAGGGCTGTTCCCTTGAGGCTGAGCCGTATCAGGCTGTCCTTGGGGCTGGGCCAGAGAGACGCCGTAGGACTTCGCCAGAAACTCCAAACCCTGTTGAGGGTTCTTCTCCAGCAAGTCTTGCGCCGCCAGAAGCGTCTTGATCGCCTGAGTTTCGTCCAGACCCTGCGCAGCCCATAGAGCGCGCCGGGGGGCTAGAATATCCTCTAACGGCTGATACCGCTTCAGTTCGTTCGCGCGATCACGGAAACCCTTCTCAACATCCTGCTCCCGCTTCAGAACCTCTCTCTGAACATCGGGATCAAGCGTCGCGAACTTGGCTTTCGCAGCCGCTGACCAGCTTGCCGGGGGTCGGATGGACTCTTGCGGAGTTTCCGTAGCGGCTTGCTGTTCGGTAGTATCTTGCGCCGTTTCCGCAGGCTTGGCAACAAACTTCCCGTCAGGACCGCGCTCGCGACCCTCAGAAGTCTTTTCTTCCTGTTCCTCGGGAAGTTCTACCGGCTCTTCGAGAACCGGATCGACTACCGTTTCCGCAGGCTCATCGCCCGCCAGCGCCTTGCGGATGTCGCCCGCAATATCGTCTTCCACGTTATCCAACATAGCCTGCCTCCACTTGCTCGATTGCTGTTTTGATGTCCTGCTTCATGTCCCGAACATCGGGGGTTGGTTCTCTCGGTGCGTCCATCGTGTCATTGCCGACGATGACGCAGCCCGCATCCTTTACGGCGCGCTCATAGGCTGACCTGGAATCGTAGAGCAGGCCGTTCGCGTGGTTCATGGTCGGGTCCATGCCGTCAGCGCGGATCGCTGGCATAGGCAGATCAGACCGGGCTCTGCGGAACTGCTCCATGCAGGCAGACGGCCACTCAGACGTAGAGTGGATGTCGCCGCACGACTTGCACTTGCGATATGTCGCTCTAGGCATACACCACGTTCAGGCCAAGGATTGCTCCAGCCGCAACCGCTGTGGTCCCCGCGTCCGCCGCGTCGGTGGTCAGGCCGTAGCCAATGCCCGTCGCGAATGCGAAGCCGCTGAAGGCGTAAGCGAACACCGCCGACGCCGGGATGGCCAGCGTCAGGACTGGAACGTCTGTCCCCACGGTCGGAGCCGTCGCCTTGTTGTAGAACTTCAGATAGGTGACAGTAGCCGACGAGTTGTAGCCATTGACGCCAAACAGGCTCCCCGCCGTCGCCTTGGCGCTGGTCGCGTTTACCGTCGCCGCACTGGACGGAATACGGCTTGCCGTGGTCGGAACGGTCGTCCCGTTGGCAATCGTCCGCTGCGCCGCGAGATACTGGATTTCGTTGAGAGTTTCACCGGCCATTATGCTGATCCTTGTGGGGTTGGGTCACGCGCGAGGGCTTCGCGCTTCACATCAAGTTCCTGAATCTTCACCGCCGCATCAATCTTGGCGATCTCGCCATCCATCTGCGTCCGGGCCTGCTCGTTCTGAGCCTCTACCATAGCCGTCTGCCCCTTGATCTGTTCGGCTTGCAGCACCGTAGGATCAACAGGCGGCGGTGCTGGCGGTCCAGCAGGTTGAGCAGGCGGTTGGGCCTCGGCAGTCTCAAACACCTTGTCAATCGTGTCTTCCAACGTCCGGGACACCTTGAACACCCGCGCCGACTGCTTGAAGATTTCCGCAAACAGCGGAGCGACATAAGGCGCGGCGGGCAGGATCGTGGATGCCACTTGCATCAGTTGCGTGATCGACCCGACGTACTCCGTAAACGCCTGCTTCTGCGCCGTCTCGTCAGGCTCAATCGTGGAGTCCGTTTCGATGTCGATGCGGAACGAACGCATGGCGTCATTAGCCAGCAGTTCCTTCACGTCTTCCCATGACGGCTGCTCAAGCAGTTCCATGATCTCGGGATCAGGCTCGGGCGGCGGGGGCGGTTGCTGGCCCTGAGCCTGTGCAAGTTGGGCCTGCCCCTGATAGATCATGGCCTGTTTCTGCATCTGCATCTGAGCAGCCTGCTTTTCCTCATTCGTCATGAGCTTTACGTTCGTCATCGCCTTCAGCGTGTTGATGCTGAAATGCTCTGCGATGATTTCAGCCTTGATTTCGATTGCGTCACGCGCAAACCGCTGAACGTCCTTCTGACGATCCCGAACCCGCAGGCTACCCCACTGAGCCTTGATCCCCTGAGCCGTCGCCGTCTCGTTCGGGTCAGAGTCACCCCGCAGGATGTCAGACAGGCCGGTGATCTGGTAGATGTCCTGAATGATCTGGGCGCGGGCCTCATAGCAGCCCTTCAGGCACTGGATCACCATATCAATGGGAACCCACTCGATCAGCCCCTTGATCCCGCCCTTCTCCTTGAACAGGTCGTAAGCATCAATCGGGATCAGAGCGTTCTCATTCCCCGGCGTGAACATGTTCTGGAGGGTGACGTTCTCGTCGCCCGCATACACACCAACCATCCGCAGAGCCTGTTGCAGCTTGCCGATGCGCTGCGTCAGGTCGTCAAGTTCTTCGGCCTGATCCTGGTACTGGACGTAATCGGGAACCGGAATGGTCGAATCAGGCCCAACCGTCGCATTGAGCGGAGGCGGGCAAGGGAAGAACCCTTTCAGCCCCAGCGGATCATCCCGAACGTCAAGGCATTCGACCGGATAGCTCTTGGACACCCAATAGGCCTTGCGGGTCGTGATGTCCCAAATCTCATAGACTTGAGCCTTCTTGGAAGCGTCTCGCTCCCCATCACGATCAACGCCGTCCTCGTTCTTCTTGTCGGCTCCGTCCAACGGAACAGCGTTGCCGATCTTGTCGCCGAACCGCTTCTTCAGTTCGCCCCGCGTCATGAACACACGACGACTGACCCAACGGGTTTCAGCCCATTCCCGCGTGGTGTTGGTCAGGAAGTCCTTCCAAGCGACGTGATCACACAGCGCCTCTTCGTACTCGACCTCTTCACCGGGCTCAGACCCGTCCGAGCCGTCCTGATCCTCTACGCCCTCAGCCTTATCTACATCCCCGCCCTCGACTGTGCGGATATGCGGGACATAGCGAGCCCAAAGCTGACCACGACCGGCCAACAGATAGTCGTTCCGGCATAGCTGCATCCGTCCGTCGAAGTCGTAGGACTCCAGACTGTAGGACAGCGCCCTTTCCAGAACGTCAGCCGCGACCTTGCCGACAGGATCGGGGTCATTGAACCGGCGCGATACCTCGGGAACTGGACGCTTCGCATAGATCGCAGGAGCCAGCGTCTGCACATTGGACCACAGGATAGCAAAACGCCTGATCGGATTGACGTTGGCGTTAGCGCCGCCCCGTCCGTTCCTGACCTCGTTCTTGTAACGACGGATGATCACGTCGCCAGATCGCCACCAAGACGCACACGCCTTCTCAGCGGCTTCGATTTCCTCGATCCAACGCGCGCAGAGTTTGTTCGCGTCCGTGGCCTCGGTGGTCAGTTCTTTGGAAGCCATAGCCCCTCGCAAGCGTTAGCGGGACAATAACTTGCTAGGTTCGGCTTGTCGATAGAACGTCTATGCCCGCTCATACCCCGTGTTGACCGGCTGGCGCTTCATCATCTGGTCCCACGTCATGTCCTTGACGCCAAGGATGGGCTTGGGCGGCTCAATCGTCTCCACCGGCAATTCCTTGTAGCTCATCGCCAGATAGCGTTCAGCGTCCGCACCGTGAGAGGCCCAATCGTGGCGAGGCTTGTCCTTCCACGTCCCAAGGTCTTCGTCCCACTCCTTGCGATAGTTCCGCAGGCATTTCAGGCCGTCCGCGCACTCTTCCTCATCGAACGTGCTGATAGCCAGGACCTCACGCACCGCGTTGATCCCGTCATCGACATTGCCGATGGGGACCATCTTGGTGTCCTTGAACTCCTTGATGAACTGCTCAATGCGGGTCAGTCCGGTCCCCCACTCTTTCACCCGCACATCATGCGGCATGAAGTTGCGGCCCATAACCCAACCCATGTCCTCCAACTTCTTGCGCATATAGCGGACGATAAACGGCATCCCCTCGCCACTGCATGACCAGAAGCCCACATGACGAACCTCTCCCGGCAGTATCTGGAAGAACCAAATAGCGTGACGGTCGCCCACGCCGATGTCATGCACCGCATGAACCGGATAGCCCTCCACAGCCTTGAACGAACCCACCCGCTGCTCACTGTCAGCCTTGGCCATCTGCTCCGCGTAGTAAGCCCCCTCCACGCTGGCCTCGAAAGCCTCTTCCGGCGTGGATGGGAACTCCCGCTTCATGTCCGCGCCTTGGACCTCGGCCTTCTTGGCGTACCATGCTTCCTTGCGTGGATTGAGCGGTATGCCCTGTTCAATCAGCTTGTCGAAATAGGTCCGCATGGCTGACGTGATCACGACATCGCCGGGGTCCATTTCATAAGCAGGCTCTCGCCACCACGAATAGAAGTGAAAGCGCCAGTCTAACTCGGTGTCCGTCACGCCCTGACGCTTACGGGACTGCGCCGTCTGGCACATGTCGTAGAACTTGCCCTCTTGGCCCTCCGCTGTGCTTTCGATGAAAGCGATCTGTCCAGCCTGGAGCGTGTTGAGCGCGCCCGTCACGATCTCCCGCGCCTTGTGAGGCATCTTGGCGCATATCTTCCCGAACTCGCTGATGTGCAGGAACTGAAGCGTCCCCGAACGAAGCGACGTGCCAACGCGAATCACGCTGTTGTTGGATAGCTCCAACTCAGTCGTGTTGTTCTTCCTGATCGGGTTCGCCGCCTTGATCTGCTCAGGCAGATTGTCATACGGGAACTTGATCTTGTCGCGAAAGATCACCGTCGCATCGTCCAGCGTATGCGCAATCACACCGCAGCGCGTGTCCGGGTAGAACACCGCCATATCCAGCATGTAAATCTGGATGAAGGTCGTGAACCCTAGCTGACGGGCCTTCAGGATGATGTTGAGGTAATGCAGTTCGTCCAGAAGCTCGGCCTGCGCCCAGTTCATCTGGAACTTGACGCGCTTACCCTCCTTGTCCGTGATCCAGTAGAGATTGTTCAGCCGCCAACGCTGGTCGGTGAAACAGTCAAGAACTTGGGCGGGGACGGCCATTGTTGCTCACCGCCTCCATCAGCGCCATGAATGGATTGTTGCCGTTTGCATCTTCCAGAACGGTCGTCTGCTTATCGCCGTACTTCTTCGGCAGGAGCTTGGACGCCACCCATTTGCGAGCATCGACCCTGAGCCTGTCGCGAGCGGTCTTCACCGAATCATCACCCGCAGCGCCGTCAGCAATCGTTACGATGTCGTCCGCGTGTGTCTCAGCCTGAATCTCTCTGGCTCTCGCGTACTGTTGCTGAAACTCGTCGTTCTCGCCTACCCAACGCAAGATAGTGCCAATCGACGGCATGAAGTCATCGCGCTCTGAATTGCAAATAGCCCGCAACGATTCCCCGTTAGCGAGCCTTGTGCAAATCTCGTCCGCCAACTCTGGCGTATAGACTGAAGGTCGGCCTACACCGGCCATCAGATAGTCTCCTGTTGCATCTAGCCTTATTGCCTTGGCTCGGGCTTAGAGCGTGAGGATATTGGCCTATCAGTTGAGGCTTGGCAAGGCCCAGATCAGAGCAGCTACGGTCCACAGCGCCCAGGCAGGCCATTCAGGCAGGCGGGGAGCGGTCAGCTTGTGGACCAGCATGGCGATGAAGCCTAGCAGGACGAGAACGGCGAACAGGATCGACATGGCTTTCTCCTTGTCTCGGCTTAACGGGAAGCGGGGCTGTTAGGTTGCGGCCCCTCTTGGGATTGGGAGAGGATGGCGTCGATCATGGCAGTGTAGCCACGCGCCGCATCCTCCGGCCAACACGGGTCTGCAAAGGCAGGGTAGCCAGCGGAAACCACCTCCGAAGTTGGCTCCCTGATGGCTTCAAGAGCAGCGCGGGCGGTATCGCGAGACGTGGCCCAAGTGTTAGGCGTCCCCTCAGGATGAACAAACCCGTATAGATGCGTTCCGATGGCGGCGGTCAGCCTATCAAACATCGTCTCTGTCATGATTGGTTGCCTTTTGTTTGGGGCGGGGCAGGCAGGGGCATCCAGTGGGTCGCGGTGTGTTCGCCCACAAAGGGACGCGCCTTGCCCCCTCGGCAGTCGCCTACCGCCATGTCCCACACGCCCGAGAAATCATACCGGCCCGCGATCAGGATTTCCGTCCCGTCCTGCGGCGCAGTCTCAATCGGTTGCCACTCCATCACTAGCCCCCTCTATAAGCCTGAGTTGCGCGCTCATGGTAGAACCACGCTACCGATAAGCATACCGGCCATAACGAGAGCGATAGCAACAAGAACGACCGCCTCAGTAAGATCAGCGCGCGGGTTCATCGGCTTCGCTCGCGCCGCTTTGATCATTTGCCAAAAGTTCACTTGCCCGCCCCCTCTATAAGCCCTGCAATGATGGATGCTTTGGGCTTTCCTGCTTCAGAAGCCATAAGGTCAAGCTTCAGGGATTGAGAGGCTGTAAGGACCACCTCTACCCTTTTACAGCCGTCCGCCTTGAGCTTGTCGCGCTCTTTCTGTTTTTGCTCTGCGCGGGTCATGCTGCGAACCTTACTTTTCCGTCGTCGCCTAGCTGGACGGTCAGGGGCGGGAAGCCTTTCACCGACTTGGACTGGCGGCCGTTCCAGAACCACGCGCCGTCGCAACGGTTGGCGACACCCCGATCCGCAACGCGAGCCTCACAGTCCGCAATGATCCGCGCGAGAGTATCCGGGGCGAGGTCTTGGAACCGACAGGGCCACATTGTGTGTGGAGCGACACTGCTAGAAAACAACGCCTCGATATAGCCTTGCGTGAAGGGCGAGAGGTCATACCAACGCATAAAGCGGTTGCAGGACGGGACAGGCGTGCGCCATCCCGGCATTTCTCCTACAGCGCCGCTGGTGTCAAAGGCGGTGTTCATCTGTCTCTCCCTTTTATTAGGGAGACCATACGCAGCGACCGGTCGCTGTCAAGTCCTATTTCTCATCCGCTCAAATTGCTTCTGGAACTCGTTCGGGATCGTATCGAAACGCTGTAGCTGCTGCACGACAGGCATTCCCGCCGCTTCCCTGTGTGCAAGCCACTTGTCCCGGCTCGCTCTGCTTTTCGGGCAGTCGTAAGAGCGGACGTGGAATATCGCGTCAAATCCGTCGTTCATCGAACCCGCTCCGCTGCCCTGTTATTGGCGTTCTGTGTGCGCCACACTTCCATCTTGGCGTTGGCTGCCGCATACCGTTGGCGGGCTGTGTAATCAGCTTTAGCCTGCGCTCCGACCTTGGCTAGATGCTCCTTGAACCGTGGCTGCGCTCTCGCCCATTGCTCACGCTCTGTCGCGCTCTTGGCGTCACTCTCGCCCATTAGCTCGGCTAGAACTGTCTTGGTCAGGGCGTCAAGGTACTCATGTGCAGCCCTGTGCGCGGCTCCAGACTCATCGCCAAGAACCTCTAGGACGTGGTGCATATCGTCATCTGATACAAGCATCAGAACGGCGGCTCCCCGAATGGGTCGTCTCGCTGGCTGGCCTCGTAAGCAGCCCGCCGCCCCGCGTCCTGACCCTTTCCATGACGATTGTCCCCGGAAAAGCCTTCATCACGGCTGCTAGGAAAGGCTGCATCCGATTGCTCTTTAGGCTTGTCGACGGACAACGACAGGAATTTGCCTTTAGCGCCTTCCTTGATCCAGCCCGCCAGCTTGATGACCTCGCCGTCAGCCAACTTAAGCTCACCGCGATAATCAGGACGCTTGTCGTTGCCGTCCTTGTCGTTTCGGAAAAGGGTTCCGCTTCCCGGTTTCATTTCAAACGCCATTAGATCGCTCCTAGCTCTTTGCCTCTGTGTTCCGCTTCCTCGCGGAGAATAACACGCCAACCTTTCGGCAGCGCCTTGATGTCGGTGCTGTTGAGGGCGCACCAGTCTTTCCAGTCCTGTGCCGTGGTCAGGGCTTCAATCTCTTGCCGCCATACGTCGAATGTGTCGCCCCAGCCTTCCTTTTTGGCTGCTGACGACGACATTCCCGGCCCTTCTGCCTTCCACCAATCCGGGCCCTCTTGATGCACGTTGACCGTTGGGTTTTTAGGCTCGCCGGGCTTTGTGGTTCGCGGCATAGACGCTTCGCCGTCATCATCAACCGCTGGCATATTCAACATTGCCATGAGCGAGTAACGGCGGGCGTAGGTGATGGCCGACCCTGCCGCTTGCGGGTCCATCTTGCCAGCAGGGAGAGAGAAGTCCGTCTCCACCCATTCTCCGCTCTCATGGATCAGGCGCGTGGTCAGGGTGATGCAATTGCCGTCCATAGGACCAGGCCCCTGCATGACCGCCAAACCGTTAGCCGAGAGAGCGCCGTGCGCGGCCTCAATGACGGATTCTAGGTTGGCATACTTGGACTTGAAGAACGGATTATCTGCGCCCTTCTTAACGCCCTCAATGGCGTTGATAGCCGCAACCAGCGCGGGGCTGATCTTGCCTAGGCTTTCGCTACTTCGCATTTTCTCTCCCTTTCATATTCTTCAAACGCGGTCAGTGCCGCTTGTAGTTGGGCCGCATAGGTAGCGGATAGCGGGTTAGGTGTTTTGGTTTCCGCTGCTTTCTCTAGAAAGTGTTCGCGCCACAGAACCAGACGCCAGCGCTCAACGGGCTCAAATGCTCCACCGTCGTTGATCCAGAGCTGGCCGTCGCGGAATATGGCTAGGGGCTGGTCATTCATTGACGCCCTCTAACTGTGGCAGGGCAATGCGAAGGAATGTTCGCTGCGTGTCCTCAGTCAGCATAATGCTTTCGTGTACGCAGTCGCCTGAGAGCAAGTAGCCGATATTGGCGGGCAAAATCTCACCAGCGCCCAGAGCGTCCGCAATGTGCGAAAGGTCGCCATCATCGCGAGGCTGAGCCTCAAACTGACCCCGCCACGCCCGGCACCCTACCGCAGAAGCCACGACGATAACAGGCGTCCGCGATACTGGAACCAGATTGCAGGAATGATTCCAGCCGCCACCTCCCCCACCTCCCCAACGGACAGCTTTCATGTTAAACTTGCCGTCAACGTGAGGGCCGGGACGGCGCTGGCTTTCACCGGCCTTAACCACCTTTTCGTCAACTGTCATCCACGCCTTGCCGCACCGAACGCCAGCAGCATCCAGAAGCGTAAGGACTGGCTCTAGGTAGTCCTCAAACCCGTCAGGCATGACGGGGGCCGCACAGTCGAAACCGTGCATATACTTTTGGCGGCCAGCGAACGGCAACGCCACGCGCGCTAGAGGCCGGTAGTCGCTATTGAGATTCACGGCTATGTTTCCTCTCTGCATTGGAAAGACGGATTGTGGCTTGGCGCAATCTAGTCTGCTGTTCCGGGTCAAGCGCCTTGATGCGCTCTATGGAGCCGATGGCGAAAAGCAAAGTACTCATGCTCATATCGAAAGAAAGGACAGAACCGCGCTCTTGGGCTTTTTGGATGGCAGACGCGCCAACCTCAAGGTCTGACGGTTCGTCGCCGTCGCGGATGAAAACCGTCCTCATTTTCCTTCCGCCTTCGCGATTGCTGCGCGCGCTGAAACCACGCCGTTGATGAAGTTTCCGCCTAGGCCCGCTGACCACATTTGCGCTTCCGTTACGTCACTGTCAGCGACTTCCTCCAACAACCACTTAAGCGCAGCCAGAAGATCGGGAGCCGCTTCAAACAGGTTAGCGTTCGCGACGTTACGGTTCAGGCCCGCGTAGAACGGCAGGACCGTGGCGATATGCTTTTGCCCCTGACCGAGAATGTAAATCCCGTTGTCGGTCGGAAGCTGCGTAAACGGGCCTTCGGTATGATCGACCATCACCAACCATCCTTTTCACGCTGGCGGGCCTGGTCCGCCATATCCGCATACCGATCCGTCATGGCTCCGTATGCCTCGCCGTCAGCCTTTCGTTCAGCCTCGGCTTCCGTCATGCCTGCGTCCATGTATTCACCGACAAGGCGCTCATGTTCTTCGATGTAAGCCTCTTTCGGGTCCATCAGACTTTCTCCCTTTTCTTGGCTGGAGCGCGCTTAGGCTCCTCGAATCCGTCCTTGATGACGGATAAGGCTTCTATGGTCAGGCGGTCGTTGCGCTTCTGGACCTTGCGGAAGCGTCGGGCGTACATACCCGGCGCAAACGTTCCATATACGCCAGCAAGGGCAATGAAGTGACGGTAAGCGTCAACGACGACGTACCTCTGTCCCTTGATGACGACGCTGGTTCCTTCATCGTCCACACACACCACCTCATCGCCCGGCTTGAATTCGCCCATCACGCCCTCCCATTGAACGGAGCGAGAGCAATGTCAGCCGCGAAGTTGAACCAGCTATCACGGTCATGGCCCGAAAAGGCTTCTTCTTCCTCTTGGCGGGCTTCGTCCTCGGCTTCGGCTTCCAGCGTCTCCAGACAGTCGAAACAGACCATCAGACGGCCATGCGGGTACAGGTCGATTTCGTTATCTCGCACCGTGCAGGCGCAGGCGTCACACTCGCCTCTGTAAACTTGGGTCGGATCGGTCATTGGCTTGGCTCCCGTTTGTTCTTCACACAATACGCAGCGGCAAAACGATTGCAAGCGGAAAATGATACTTGATTGAACGCTTCTGTTCGTCCTATAGTCCGCGCATGGAAAACGAACCGAACCGCCTAGGCTCCATTCTCAAGACCAAGCGCGAGGCGCGAGGCTTGTCATTCCGCGAAGCTGCAAAGCTCACCGGCATATCAACCCCGAACCTCTGGGTTCTGGAGAGTGGGAAGAACACCAACCCGACGACCGCGACCTTGGCTGCGCTCTCTGCGGCTTACGGAGTTTCGGCGTCCACGCTGCTGAAAGCCGCTATGGAGGATAGCAAGTGACCTTCGTGATTGAAAAGGGCGTCACTATCCCACCGCGCAAAGATTACGAGTCTGAGGGGCTTGTCGCGGCGCTTCGCAAGACGGAAGTGGGTGACAGCATTTTCTGCCCCGGCTTCACTGGCCCGCGATGCTCTGGAACGATTGGCTACATGCGGAAGTCAGACCCCGCCATGAGATTCGCCACGCGTAAGGACAAAGCAAACAACGGCTATCGCATCTGGAGGATTGCATAATGATCATATCTGCATGGAAAGCCTTCTGGCGTCAGTTCGGGTTCGGACGCCGCACCGTTCAGGTCGGGTTCGTTCCCGGCTCTGACAACTGGAAAGACGCTGAGTTTTTCACAATCCACCGCGCCAAAACCGAACGTCTCGCTTCCATAGCTAGAGAGCGTGGAGAGCTTAAGGACGCCCGCAAGAAAGCCGTCAGCCAGAAGAAAAAGGTCAGTGACATTGACCGGGCGCTTCGGGCTCTGACGAACGAGGAAATCAAGCTGGAGTTGGGCCGGTGAACGCGGCTTGGATTTGCTTGGGCTGCGGCGTCTTTCTGTGCTTCTGCGGCGTGATGCTCGACTTCCACTCAAAACAGGGCTTTGCGCGAGCTATGGGAAGCCTTCTGTGTGGGACCGCTCTCTGCCTTGTCTCTCTCTATGTGATTCAGTCGCAATGACCGCCTCCCCCGCTCACGTCTTGGCGGCAAGACAGATGATGAGGCGTGGTCATTCCATGCAGGACGCCGCTTTGGCCCTTGATGTCATCCCGTCGTCTGAACTTGATAAGGCGCTTTGGACCCATATCGCCACGGATGATGAGGACTTGGTTCAGGATCATCCGCGCAGACCGGAGGCTATGTTTTGACCGCTATCCGCCTCCCTTTCCCCGCGCCCGCTCTGTGGCCCAACAAACGGCCTCACTGGGGAGCCAAGCTCCGGGCCACTCGCACACACCGAAGCGCTGCTTTTTACGCAACCCTTGAGGCCAAGGTTCCAAAGCCTACAGGCCGCGTCAACGTGACCCTGATTATACACCCGAAAACAGCCCACGCGATAGACGCCGACAACGCCGTCAGTGCCAATAAGGCGCATCTTGACGGGATCGCACAAGCTCTTGGCGTCAACGATTCGACATTCAATAGCCCTGTCGTCCGTTTCGCAGAGCCAATAAAAGGAGGCGCGGTAGTCATTGAATTGGCTCCCGATAAACAGGAGGGCCGTCAGTGAGCAAGCGCGCCGCCACAATAAACAGCGATTATTTCAGGGCTCGATCCGAACCGGACCTTAACTCAGGGTGCTGGCTATGGACGGGACCGGTCAGCGAAAAGGGCTACGGCTATATGCAGATTCGCAGAAAAAAGCATAAAGCCCACCGCGTTTCATACGAAACCGCAACAGGAGTCTGCCCCGGCCCCCTACTCGTCCTTCACCGCTGCGACACGCCTGCGTGCGTAAACCCCGATCATCTTTGGCTCGGCACCCAAGCCGAAAACATGAGGGATATGGTCTCCAAAGGACGGAGTTCGACAGGCGAAACGCATTGGAACGCAAGGCTCAACGAAGCCGACATTTTTGCCATCCGGTCCTCCACCGAAACAAGCGGGGCGCTGGGGCGCAAACTTGGCGTCTCTAACCAGACGGTCTGCAAAATCCGGGCGCGCCAAAAATGGGCACACGTTCCGACGCCACCCGAGATTAAGGGCGGGGCTGTAGTGATAGAGATTGAGCCTGGGGAATGACCAAAGCGCCCGCCAGGCCAGCCATGACCAAGGCTCGCCGTCTCCGCATATGGGAGAAGGAAAAAGGGGTCTGTTACCTCTGTGAGCGCAAGGTTCTGGCTGGCGAGCCGTGGGATGCCGAACACGTCAAGGCGTGGACGATCTACGGCGACGACAGCGACGAAAATCTGAAGGTTGCCCACAAGGAAGTCTGCCACAAGGCCAAGACCGACGCGGATATGAAGATAGTCCACAAGAGCAACCGGCAAGGTCTGGTTACAGGCCAGCAGGCCCGCCTAGCCAAGCGCGGACACGGCCTCATTCAGTCACGCGGGTTCTCGAAAGACGGCCCGAAACAGAAAATTCCATCACGGCCTTGGCCGAAAAAGGGAGACAGAACGTGAGACGCTTTGAAAACCCGCGCTTCATCGAAATGAAGAAAGCTGGAAAGACCCATAAAGAGATTGGCGCTGAATTTGGCGTCAGCCATCAGACGGTAGATGGATGGGCTACCGAGGCAATCCGCGCTGGCCTTCTGGTCAAGATGACGGGGCGTCCGAAGGCGGAACATGACGAACAGGAAGTAAATACGCTTCTGTCCATGTGGACAAAGGGTGTTCACATTTCAGAGGTTCAGAAGGTGCTAGGTCGTCCGCTCGCTGCCATCAAGAAAATGTTGGCGGTCCACGGCCCTAAAGAACGAAGGGCTCCCGTGCGTCGTGCTGGCCCGGTCGAATCAGAGTTGGCCGAACAAGTCCGCTCTCTGAAGGATGACGGCAAGACAGACGTTCAGATCGGCAAAGTCCTTGGCCGAAACCAATCATGGGTTGCCCGCGTCCGTCGCAAGTACGACATTGGAAGCCTTAGCCCCGTTCAGCCCGTCAATCTGAAGACCTGGAGCGAGGACGAGGAAGCGGAATTGAAGCGGCTTTGGCCCTCCGGTCTGTC